GTTCAGGAAACCGCAGAGGTTTTATTTTCGGTTTACGGAATTGGCAACGATCAGGACAAGCACACACTCGCGATGCTTGCCGACCATATCGACCTTTACATTAAATGCACTACCGGGATTGCGCAGGAAGGAATCGTCGTTGAGTTCAATAACGGTCGAACAGTCGGGCCAAACCCTTATGTGTCCATCCGAAATAAAACCATGACGGTCATCATCCAGCTAATGAACGAACTCGGATTAACGCCAAGAAGCAGATTATCTGCTGGCAAAATGGAAGATCAGAGTCCGGTCGCGCAGTTCTTGAAGGGGCCGATGGCGCAATGAATTGGCAAGATGGCGTAGTGTATGCAAGAGATATTGCAAAAGGCGAAATTAATGTTTGCAATGATGTGCGTCTTGCTTGCCAACGGTTTTTGAATCAATACGAAAATACCGAATGGGAATACGTCTTTGATGAACGATTCCCGCAGCACGTTCTAAACTTTGCTGCCGCATTAACCCACACCAAAGGCCCACAAGCAGGACAACCAATAGTATTAGAACCATTCCAAATTTTATTTATCTGCGCGATATATGGGTTCCGCAGTAAAAAAGATTTGACGCAAAGGATGGTCACAGACGTAATACTTTTCATTCCTCGCAAAGCAGGTAAGTCCACATTGACTGCGGTAATCGCATTGTATGAATTGCTTTGTGGTGAGGCAGGGCCGGAAGTCTTTACGTTAGCAACAAACCGCGAACAGGCAACCATTGTGTTTGATGCTGCCAAAGGGTTTGTTGAAAGTATGCCTACCGAGTTAAGCAGTTTGTTTAACGTCAGCAAATATACGATTGGTAAGCGTGGCGATTCTCAATCGATGTTCAAGGCATTAAGTCGCGACACCAAAAAGACAGGCGACGGTAAAAATCCATCGTGCGTCATCATTGACGAAGCAGCACAAATCGTAGATAGGAACAGTATCGAAGTATTATATTCCGGTATGGTGGCGCGAAAGAATCCGTTGCGCATTTATATCACTACTGCATCGTTCACCAAGGACACCAAATTTTATGAAGATTTTGCACTTTATCGGGCTATGCTTCATGGTGACAGTGACGATAACCCTCGCTGGTTTGGGCTTTTGTATGGTTTGGACATGGCTGATGATTGGCGAAATCCTGGGATTTGGGCTAAAGCTAATCCTATGCATGGAATCAGCGTGTTTGAAAATGCTATCCAGCAACGAGCAGAAGAAGCAAAACACAAACCGGCGGTATTAAACGAATTCCTTTGCAAGACGCTAAACGTCTTTGTTTCTGCCAATACCGCATGGATTGATCGTGCAAATTGGGATGACCCGAAAAGTATTATTGGTGCGCCTCGCGAAACACCTGAAGCAGTGTTCATTGGATTCGACTTGGCGGCAACACGCGACTTAAATGCGGTCTGTACGCTAAAGCGATTTGGCGAAATGGATTATGAAGCGCATTGGCAATTCTTCCTGCCAGAAGAAGGGGTTAACCTAATACCTAAACACTACTCTGATATTTTTCGCGTAGCGGTCAAAAGCGGCATTCTGAAATTGACGGAAGGTAACGTCATGGATGATCGAGAAATATCGGAATACATCAAAAGCGAATGTCAGAAGTATGACGTTAAGGAAGTCGGCTACGATGCGTATAACGCAGCATCAATGGTGGCTCGCTTGCATGATGCTGGAATACCTGTTAAAAAGGTGGGGCAAGGAATGGCGGTGTTAAACAATCCGTCAAAATACGTTGAGAAATTAATCCTAAACAATCAAATCAAACACGATGGCAATCCGTTTGTAGGATGGCAGTTAGGTAACTGCGAAGTCTATACGGATGTGAACGGCAATATTAAAATCCGCAAGAATGAAGCGGATAAAGCAGCAAAGGTTGATGGAATTATTGCATTAATTATTGCTGCGCATTGTTCCTTGGATAATCCGTTTGTTTCAAATACGTTTGGATTTAGAAGTTTTCAGATGTAATACATAGGAAAATGTGGGGAAAACATGGGATTGTTCGACAGATTTAGAGGCAAAAAGACGCAAGTAAATGAGGCAAACGTTGTCCTTGGTCAGATGCAGTTGGGCAACCAAGTCATCATTGGCAGTGCGACTAACCAACCTGCGCAACAACTTCTTTATGTAACCACATCCAGTACGACGGTTGCTGGTAGAACGTTAGACATTTCCGCATTAACGCGCAACTCAACCGTCATGGGATGTGTTGGCGTTAAGGCGAGAGCATTATCCCAATGCAGCATAAGTATTATGTCGAAGTCGGAAGATGGCACATTTGTGGATGCCATCGCAAATCCCGATGTTGGAACACGCGATAAAACCAAAGCCAAGCAGGTTTTAAATCTGCTGATGAACCCAAACAACTTCCAAAGCACTTATGAGTTTTGGTATCAGTGGGTTATGTGGCAGGAACTTGCTGGCGAATCGTTCACGTTGTGGTGGCGCAAAGATCAGCAAGACAGCAGTGCCACACCAATCGAGATGTACAACCTTGATTCGACCCTTATTACCGTCAAACTATCGAACACACGATATCCCATCTATGTGCTATCCAGCCCTTCATATGGGTTTTCCAAAGACACGCCATTAGAGTATTACCAAGTCATGCACGTTAAGGAAGCAGCATGGCAAGGTTCCTCCGGTTTTAACAAAGGTATTTTGGCAACTGAATTGGTCGCGCTAGACCAAGACATCGATGTGTATGCCAACTTTGTTATGCAGAATGGCGCAAAACCGTCAGGCGTATTTATGACGGATCAAGTAATACCTGATGTCAAATACAAGGAAATTGCAGCGCGTATTAAAGAAGCGTGGAATAGTCTGATGGGCAGCAGGGCAAATGATCCAAGCAAACCCGGACAAGGTATGTTGCTGGATCAAGGCATGAAGTATGAACCTGTCAAAATGCTGACATTGCAAGATGCCGATGCTGCTTCATTGAAGGCGCAAACCATGAAGCGTATTTGTGGATTGTTTGGCGTTCCTCCGGCAATGCTTGGCATTGCTGACCAAAAATATAATAATACTCAGACGATGCTTGATGAGTTTTATAAAACCGTCATGTATCCAATGATTATTAACGTCGAGCAGAAGTTAAATAAATCATTGCTAAAAGGATATCCAAACCTATGCGTGAGGTTCGACACAAAGGATTTTTTGAAAGGCGCAGCACTCGACCAAATGAATTTCGTAGTTGCTGGCGTAAACGCAGGTATTATGACGGCAAATGAGGCGCGTGTTTATTTGAACATGAGTGAAATAGATGGCGCAGACGAATTAAAAAACGACGGTAAACAACAAGACGCAATATCCGGTACAAGTCCACAAGATACCGGCGGTGGTGGTGGCAATCAAACTAGACGCATGAATATAGGTATTACATGAACCGTATGAAATTTGCGTTAGCATCTTTAGCTTCCCAAATCAAGAGGCAGGATGTTAAGATTCCCGCAACTGATCCACCCTATACGATAAAAGATGACAACCAATCAATTAAATATGGGGTGATTAATGAAGACATTGACAGTAATTTGCGAAGCGCGATTGAGTCTTCCGGCAAGAGAAAAAGAGGCAGACCAAGAACCAAGCGGCAAGATTGAGGCAGTAGTTACGACTTGGGGTGCGCGTGAAGGCGCAGACGGTCGCAAATTTAATTATCAGCCCGAAGGTTTCCAAGATTGGGCAGAAGCATTTATGGAAGGCGACAGGCCGTTGCCGATGTTTCTGAACCACAACGACAACGGAATGCCGGTAGGTGAATGGAACGAATTTACATTCACTGACGAAGGTATGACAGCAAGCGGTAAACTTTATTTAAATACCGTTGGCGGTTCCGACTTGTACCAAATCATTAAAGAGTCACCTAATATGTTTGGTGGCGTTTCTGTCGGCGCATACGCTGACGAATATCAGTGGGTAAAAGAAGACGGTACGCCAATGACTGTCGGCAGTGATGACCCATATGAAAACGGATATTTCCAAATTACCAAAGGTGGTTTGCGCGAAGTATCAGTTGTAATGCATCCAAACAATCCCAATGCAGAAATTAGCAAGCTAGAAGCATTCGGCGATGATGGTGTTTTAAATCCAAGAATTTTAGAGCGTATCCTGCGTGATGCAGGTGTCGCAAAAAAAGATGCGACTACCGCATCAAGTATCTTCAAGAAAGTATTGGACAGGCGTGATGCTTCCAAGAAATCGGAAGACGCTGCCAGTCAGAGTGATTCTGATGCGGTAGTGAAGGAAGCTGAAGCAATTCTCGCTGCATTAGAACAGCGCGATTTGTTGAAGGCATTAGAAAAACGCATTGTATAAAGGAACGATCATGCTAGAAAAAATTCTTGAAAAGGTTGATGCAATCGAGGCATCCAATATCGCCAAGATTGAAACCATTAAAGCCGAAGTCGATGAGAAACTGCAATCGACTGTCGAAACCGCAAAGTCAGAAATCACTGAGCAAATCGCTGCGCTGGAAGCAAAAGTCGCATCGATTAATGTTCCTGAAATTATTCGCGCACCACACAAGACTATTCGCGGTGACGTTAATCGTCGCGTTCGTGAACAGTTGGCAGCGTTTACCAAAGATTCTGGTAGCAAGCTGCACAAGGAAATTAAACTGTGGGAAAGCGAAGATCAGCACACAGCATATATGCTGGAAGCGTCAACACTGACAGGTTCCGGTGCTGGCATTGGTGGTCGCACTGCCTATGATCCAGTATTCCACAAACTGCGTTTGTTGAACCCGATGCGCGGCGTTTCGCGTAACGTATCAACTGATGGCTCAACCTATCAGTTCCGGGCAAAAACTGGTGATGCAGGTGCGGCATGGGGTTATGCAATCCAGAATAACGGCGCAGCTACTACGGAAGCAACTTCAATTTGGCAACTGAATATGCAGGACATCAACGTTCAGTTCCCAATTCGTACTGCTGCACTGGATGACATCGATGGCCTGGAAGCAAACGTCGTTGACGATATGCTGCAAGAATTCTCGCAGCAAGAAGGTCTGTCGATGATTCTGAACAACGACCAATCTGGTTCTACTACTACTGCGTATGGTGCAACCAACGGTCTGCGTGGTCTGAATCAATATCCCGGCGCAAACGCTACTTACACTGGTGGCACTATTTCTACTGCCGCTTTCGGCAATAGCGGTACTGCATCGACTGACGGTCTGCATAGCATTGCAACTTACGACCAAATTACTACCAACGGATTTGGCACAGCAAACAATGTGGTTTTCGCAGACATCATCAACTTCCTGCATTCGCTGCCACAGCAATACTGGTCAAACACTAACAAGTTCATTATCAATCCGCTGATGCTTGCTGGCATTCGTGGTCTTGTTGATGACAACGGCACTCCAGTGTTTGAGCGTATGTCGCCACTGGTGTACGAAGGTATCGTGGGCAAGCTGATGGGCTACGATGTTGTGGTCAACAGCTATCTGGAAGCACCAACCGCAGCAGGTGCATCGGCTGGTACTAATAGCCAATACCCAATGTACTTTGGCGACTTCAATCGCGGTCACACCATCGTTGATCGTCTGAGCATGGTTCTGCGTCGCTATGAGCAGACACAGCCCGGATTCATCACGTTCTACGGTGAAAAGCGTTTGGCGACTTCTGTTGTTGATCCGTTCAGCATCATTCGCTATCGTTCAACAGCGACAGGCGCGTAATAAAGCAGGGGAGGAAACTCCCCTTCTTTGTATATTTGGATAAGGAACCATGATGAGTGGACATCAAAAAATTCTAGACGGAATCAAAACATCTTTGCAGGAAAATCGCAAAGTCAAAATTGATTTGAGTGAAGCATCTACTTTAACCGGATCAGGTCTGGATATTGGTGGTCGCACTCATTTTGATGAAGTTTTTGCGCGACTGCGTTTGTCGAATCCGTTTCGCATGGGTAGTCGCATTATCAAAACGCCGAATATGTCGGCAGTTCAATTTGTAGCAAAAACAGGTAACGCGACCAATCAAACTAATCCTTGGGGTTATACGTTTACGCCTGACAGCGGAACGCCTAACACAGCGACATCAATTTGGCAGTTGCCTACGCGAGTGATTACCGCACAATTGCCTGTTCGTATTGCGGCACTAGACGATATTAATGGTCTGCAAAACGAATTAGTGGAAGACATGATGTTGGAATTTGCGCAACAAGAAGCATACTCGATGGCGCAAAACAACGATCAAGCAGGTAGCACAACAACTGCATACGGTGGCACAGACGGTTTGCGCGGTTTGGATTATTACGCAAGCGGAGCAAGTTCAGCGTTCGGCACTAGCGGCACAGCGATGACCAACGGCATCCATACGATTGCAACGGTTTCGCTAGGTGGCGTAACACCAACCTACAACAAGATTGTGGATATTGCAAATGCACTGCCAGCGCAATATTGGGGATTGCCGACTACGGCATGGCATATGACACCAACCATGATTCAGACGCTGCGCGGTTTAAAAGATTTGCAGGGATTGCCGTTGTTCCTTGATGGCGGTGAACCAATGGAAGAAGGCGCATTGTGTTCTATCTTTGGTTGGCCGGTAATTCCGAATGCGTATCTAACTTCCAATTTCCCAATCTATCTTGGCAATTGGGAACGGTTTGTAACGATTGCCGATGTGGAAGAAATGTCCATTCAGATGATGGATCAGACTGCGCCGGGATTTATTACCATGTATGCTGAAAAGCGTATGGTATCCACAGTCAAAGACCCATTTGCAGGTGTTCGTGCAAGCGCAGCATAAAGGAATAAATTATGCCGGTTGAAAATCAAACTCTTGCGCCATTCTATTCAGATCAGCGCAATCCGTACAATTATTCAAAGATTGTGCAGACCAATCGAGATTTGGCAACGGCATGGTTGACGCTTGAAGAAATTACGCAACAACTAAACCTGTTTGAAGACGAAAGCCAAGATACTTATTTGGAAGGTTTAGAACTTGCGGTAAGGATGGTAATCGAGGATTATTTGGGAACCGCAATTTTCCCAACGCAATACAAAGTGTATTACCCTAATTTTGGTTTATACAACACATCGGTTTATTTGGATTTGCCAGCGGTATCGCAAGAATTGCAAGGTACAGCAGGTGTCGTAATTAATAGGGTTGAATGCTATACAACATCTAACACTGTTCCAGTAATTATTGCTTCATCGGAATATTCGTATGACCCGACAGGCAATCAAGTAATTTTAAATGCTTTGCCAAACGCATTGAATCAAACGGTAGCAAATCCAGTAGTTGTGACTTATACGCAAAACAGAAGTCCAATAGCAAATTATCCGGTAGTTAAACAAGCAGGATTAATGCTGTTAACGCATTTATACAACAGTCGATCAACAGTTAGCGACACTGTTGGCATGAAAGCCCAAATACCGTTTGGCGTGGATCAGTTGCTTAGACCTTACAAAACATTGGTGATGTAATGACAATCGTTCGGTATGAAAACATTACTGTAAATAACGTCACAAATGGCGTGGACAGTATTGGGCAATATACCCAAACGATTACCGAATGGTTTAAAACAAGAGCGTTAACGCATGATGTAGCAAACAGCGTCAGGATTTCAGAGCGTTATCGTGTGTATTCCGATGTAGTTACGTTTACAGTGAATTACACACCAAACACAAAACTGATGGTTGATCGTCAAGAGGATTACAGCATTACATGGCGCAACCATGATTGGCGTATCGTAGATGTAAGAGAAACAAACGATAGACAAAGGGTAATTTTTTATTGCTACAGAAATGATCCAGATACCAGAGTATGAGCGTACAACAAAACCCATTTGCATATGCTGAAAGCATTCAGTACCAACTGGCGCAGATTGTTACGCCTGTTCCGGTATATGCTGCTTTTAACCGCAATTGGGCAACGCAAACAAAATTTGTAACGTGGCAATTAAGGAATATCCATCAACCTGTTTATACTGGACAAACACAAAGCAACAAAGGCATAGACACACCAATATTCCAAATATCCATTTTTACAAAAGACATGGATGATGCGTTTAATCTATCCAATGACATTTTGTTTGAACTGCATGGGTATTCAGGAATGTTTGGCGATCCAGCAGAAAGCGGATTTTTTATTGCTAAAGCGGATGTTGTTTGGTTGTACAACACATATGATGACGATATAGGCATGAATCAAATCATTCTGGATTGCACTATATACGTTCCCACATAAGACAAGAATGACTAACTTTTTTTCGTGAAGGAAAAATAACATGGCTCTTATCAATAAAGTCCTACCCGGATATGTGGCAACTATTTGGTGTCAAGATGACGCAGTACCAACCGCATTTACCGATACTCAACTAGGCACATGGGCAAACGTTGAAACAATCATTGGCACATCTGCTGGCGGCACTGGCACTGCTGGTATTCAAATCCCTGTTGAGATGGTTCCTCCGTTCGGCTCCGATGATGCGTTTGCGGCATACTCAATTGCTGGTGCGCGTACTGGTGCAAAGATCACTACCCAAAACCAAGTAACGTCGCTGACTATTACTTGTCCTTGGAACCCTGCTGATCCAGCGCAATTGCTAATGCGTGACGATGGCGACAATGGCACAATTATCCGTACCTACGTCATTGCTGTTTATGATGGCACTGACACTGTGGCATATGCGTTTAATGGTCGCATTGGTGGTTTGAAGTGGTATATGTCACCATCGGCAGAAGGTAAGTTTGAATTTACCATTCACCCAACAGGCGGCAATTCCTACGGATGGTCGAATTCTTAATATGACGCGCCTCCTTCGGGAGGCGTTTTTACACAACATGACAACGATAAACAACTCAACGGATTTGCTCGCATTTATAATTAATCAAGCCAATAGCGGTTCAAAAAATTGGTTTGGTTTCCAGCAACAACGAATTGCTGGTATAGATGCAGCATACAAAATGGCAATTGCTCATGGTGACAAAATGTCGCCGGAAGAAATTGTCGATTATGTAATTAAACTAAACAATACAATCTACGACAAAATGTTAAGAGGATAAGATGCGACTTTCGGAAAAGCTAAAAATCAATCAAGATGTTCTGCGCATTAGATCATTTACGTTAGCAGGACAAAAGTTCAAAGTTAGAGTTCCGCTTGCCGTAGAACTGGAAGCAATTAATAAGCGGATTTCAGAAATAGATGGACAAGAAAAGGTCGCAGAATTTTTGCAACCATTGTTAGATAAAAGGTCTATTCTAGAAAGTGAATCAATTATCTATTTGGAAGATGATGTAATTGTTGATGGTAAGTCAACAAAAGAATTGGCAAAATTAACTGCGCAAACTGAACAGCGCATTTTGGAAATGGTGAAATTGTTAGTGCCGGAAATGGAAGGCATTAACATGGAAGAAATAACGTATCAAGAAATTAAGGAAGAATTTCCTTTTCCTGTACAACTAGAATTGATGAAAAAAATAGCCGAGGTAATTTCACCCGGATATGAGGAAGCAAGAAAAAACTAATTGGCTCATTGCGTCAACAAACACGCGCATACATATTTGCGCATGGAGGCAACCCAGATGCAATGAGCGAAGATGATTTCAGATCAGTAATGATTGGTTATGCAGATGGGATCATTGGCAACAGAGCAGTATTAATAGCAATCGGCAGTTTGACTGCTGGCGTTTTTAATTACGTTCGGTCAGAAAAGAGCAGCGCATATTCATTAAAAGATATTTTAGGTACGGCATACGATTACATTTATCCTCCACAAACAGACGAACAAAAAAAGCATGACGTAAACGAACGATTGAAGATGTTCATCCTTTCACGACCCGGAGCAGAGGCATACATAAAATGACAACTTCAAAAGTATGGGGCGCGGAAGAACTAG